AATGTCGATGACAAGTTCCACTATGCCAATGTCCTTATGCTTGTGAGGATTTTGCACTAATCATATTAAACTTACTAATAATCCTTACGATCATGCGTTCTTAATACCTCGTGCTCTGATTGCTGCCGCAGCTTCTTCTTTTGTAATCCATGCACCATTGCGTTCCATGTTTTCACACAGCACTGCACACGCCTCACGCTCTTCGGTACGAATCTCCTCAAATATCTGGTCAAGGTTTGAGGAAATTTCTGGCTGCTCCCTTAGCTTGGCTTCAACTGACTTAGCAAACTGAGTGATTACCTCTTTGACTACAAGCTTTGTGTACTTACGAATCTCTTTATCATAGTTGCAATCCCAACATACAGTAGCATCCTCTGGTTTCCAAGGCTCGTCTTCCCACATGCAGAACCCTGCTTTCTCAAGCAGCTTGAGCATCCTTTTCTCTTTTATTATTTTCATTACCGCCACCTCATATCAACTGCATTGGTCAAATTAAACGGGTTGGTGTACAGATCACTGTGCTTCTTCTGCTCTGCAGGTTTCTTTCTGTTAGGCTTATATGACGAAAGATCACGGAAGTTAACAGAAGTTTTATACACAATACAGCCGGTCAGATCCATGTGCAACGCAGTTGCTTTGCCGTGTCTTTCCAGCAGCTTGCCCATCCTCCATGCCTTGTGCTTGGTGACACCGAAGTGCTCCATCAGATCCTTTGAAGTGAACGTTTCTACTTGCATGCCATGCCTCCTTAAGATGAATAGACACCAGTCGTGTAATCGAACTCACAGTTTACTATCCTGTGCATCCCGTTGATCTTGTTCTTTACAATGTTCAAGTACCGCATCCCATCATCACCGTCTGTCGAGTCTTGGAGTGGTGGGTTCCTAGAGATTAGTATCATAAGATCTGACTCACCTGCCAAGCCTGTCTTACTGCCTTCGATCATGGCCTGTGACAACACAATCTTACCCTCAGCCTCGGCACTTAGCTGTGTGCAGTACACCACAAGACAGCCGTACATCTTGCCGATGTTACGGGCATAGATTGCATTTGCTTTGAGTGCCTCGTGGTTGTTAGTGGCAGCACCATCTTCTGCAAACTTACTGCCAATGTCCATCACCACTACGTCAGGCTTGTGATTCTTTATCACTGACTCAGCCCAGTACATGTGCCTACCAGTTGCATCTACAAACTTTAAGTTGTCACGCAGTGGATCGTACAGCCTGTGTGCCTTAGACTTGTCAGCGACAATCTGTTGCATGGTCATGCCGGTGGCAGCAGTCATGTACCTACTAGCCACACGTTCAGGTTTCTCTTCGTTGCACAGCACCAGCACCTTTGCACCTTGGTGTGCCCAGCCATTAGGCCCAGCACACAACGTAGCATGGAAGCTGCTCTTACCTACGTTTGACCTAGCACCAATGACAAACAGCATGCCACTGTCCAAGCCTTGGACTGCACTGTGCAAGCTGTGAATATTGAACTGCCACTTGGTGTTGTTAGCCGCACTGTCAATCAAGCTATCGATGCTAGTGTCTACATAGCTGATGCGGATACTAGGGGTGAAGTCATCTTGGTATGTCTCAAGGATCTTACGCAATGGTTCCATTGTGTTCTGATCACCATTGACGTATTGAAATCCTAGGTTAGCAATCTCCTCACCGACAACCTGTCTGAACATGCTTGACAGTACGTCTTGTGCCACGTCAGCACCTATCTGCTCAGCCTTGTCTATCTTGTTGAACTGAAGTTCGTATGCCTGCTTCTGTGCAGTTGTTAATGTGGGATTGTGTGAAAAGAAAAGGGCTTGTACTTCATCAATCGACAAGTCCCTTTGGTAGTTGTCCATGGCTTGATCAATGACAACCTTGATCTTGCGTAGGTCTTTGGTAAACAGTTTGTCAGGGCACTTGTTGCCCCGGGTCTCATCGTAAAAGCTTTTGTTTAATAAACTCCTGAGTAACGCATGTTCCAAGTCATACTCCTATTAGCTGTTTAAGAATTCCGATGTCCTCATCGGTTCGGTACTTGAGGTCATCATACAGCTTAAGTGCGTACACGTCAATGCCTTCACTGCGTAACTCACGGGAGTAAGCAAGTGTCTTGTCTGCAGCATCAGGATCTAGTGCCACCACCACCTTGAAGTACTTCTTCAATGCAGTCTTGTATTCATCCAGCAACTGTGTGCCTAGCAAAGCAAACCCTGTGCCACCCAATGACTCAACCACAGCAGCACTGATTGCATCCTCAACTACCACAGCCACGTTGCTCTCTGATCCTCTGACGTACGGGACACGGGCAGTACCATACCTTCTCCACTTGGGTACAACACCAGCCTTAGTTGCTCTACCAATTGCATCTACAATCTTGCCTTGCCATACAGTTGGGAAAACAATCCTGTCCTCCTTGACATCGTAGCGTAGGTCGAGTGCCTCAGGGTCAATGCCGTACTTATCTCGGTACTGATTTAAGTACTCAGGTCGGTATATCACCCACTCAGGAAACTTAAACTCAGGCAGTTCAACAAACTCCTCTTGCCTGTGCATGGCACGTTTGATGTCAGACACAGACATGCCTACATTCATAGCACCTGATACATCACAGCTATTGGAATAGCAATTCCATAGCAGCTTGCCCATCTGATTGACAGCAGTAAAGGTGCTTGATCTTTTGCAGACAGGACACGGGCCACGCCACACTTCACCCATGCCTAAGTCTAGGTCAGTGACAAATTGTTTTGGATTCATTTGGTAGCCATGAAGTAGAGACCTACGTTACTGAATGCGTACCCACTGTACACAATCATCATGGAGATGTTGCCCTTGAGACCTTGCTCACCGGCAATGTATGCATAGATTAAACCGGTCACTATGATGAGCCATGCTGACATTTGGATTCCTTATATCACTTGTAATGTTACCCCTGCCGGTGTGCAAAGCGGAGCGTAGCAGCTTGTTGTGCACTTGTCAAGGTATTTTTTAAATAGGGTTTGACTGACTGAGGATTCGCATGGCCTGTGATCGACATGATCTGAGGCAGGGGGACACCGGCATCAACCATCTCCACTGTGCCAGTCCTACGCATGTCCATGATTTGCAGTTCCTCTGGCATACCTGCAGCCCTGAGCACCCTACGTGCAGCCATGGACAGTGCATGCTTTGAGTACGGCTCAGACAGTACCCGTTTGCCATGGCAGACAGGGGCTACGTACTGCTGAAACCCCATGTCATCCTGCTGTTGCACCAGCATCTCATGCAACTCGTCTGTGGTTGGCAGTTCTACCCTAGCCCTACGTTTAGATTGCTCTAAATATAATACCCGTTTCTCAAAGTCGTACTTGTCCCATGTCAGGTTAGCCATGTCACCCAGCCTCTGACACCACTCGTATGCCATCTGTACAATCAGGCCCACAGAACGCCATTTAAACTCGCTGTATGCCGTTGTGAGGAAGAGGTTGATATCCTCCCTTGTCCACACCACTTTGCGGGGTCTGTGTGGCCTTCTAGATACCTTGCTGAAGGGGTTTGTAGGTACATGTCCTAACTGGATTGCAAAGTTCCATAGCTTACTGCTCACAGCTAGGGTATGGTTGGCAAAAGATACCCCCCTCTCTGCCCATATGTTGTAAGCAGCCTGTGCATTTGGGGGTGTGATGGTTGTGATGTTGGCTACTGCAAACTTAACACGTGGCAATTCGGTAGCCAGCATTGTGTCAATGCAGTACTTGTAATCTTTCTGTGTGACAGGGGCTAGGGATCTGTAGTCTAGGGACAGGTAATACTCAGCTACAACGTCTGTAATCTTTGTACCCTTCGGCATACAGTACCCCTATCAAAGTACATCTTTTAACTGCTTGTTTTCCAGTGCAGTGCTTAGGTCTGCAATCAAAGTCTCGTCTGTGCTCCCATACCTCAGGGCACGGAGTGAACGGGTGCAAAGATTGCGTAGCTTGTACACCTCTGTCTCAGTCCAGTCTGCATCACAGGCACACTCCATCCTAGCCCAAGCACTACAGGTGCAACCCATTCCCGGGTAGTAATCGATTGGCATCTATTTTCCCTCCGGCATCTCGCCTTGTTTAGTTGCCCACAAAGATACGCATGCCATCTCCAAGTCCATCGATGGCCTGTGAGTACGCAGTGCATGCTTGTAACCTAGGTCATATGCTTCGACTAGGTTGGCTGCTGTCTCTCCACTACGCAGTACCCATATTATTTGTACAACACTGGCACCAATCAGGAATCCTGCGATGATGGTGTGGACTGCTTGGCTGTGTAGCCATTCTCTGCCCATGCTACCTCCTGTTCAAGTAATTTGATTCGCCTCTCCATGCTATCGACATTTAGATTATCGTAGATAGTATTGGCAAAGTTAAGTAGGAACTCACCTAGGTCTAGCCTAGCACCACCATCCTCCTCCTCATGTATGTGCATCTTCTTGTCTGACTCAGGCATTGAGTCCATGATCAAGTTGATGTCATCCAAAGTAAACTTAGCCACAATTAATCTCCCAGTCTAGATATCCAAAGGGCAATGCCTGCCACAATCAGTAAGCCAATAGTATCCCTGACGATTACGTATGCAACGTAATTGATTTCCATAAAAGACATAACCACTCCCCTGTTGGATTGCACAAAAACTATATACGTTGTAAAAAAATTCACAGAAAACGTGAAGAGTGCACAACTTTATATAGTGGATGCTGGTTACGATAATCCAGCGTTGGTGCCCCCCGTTTTACACGGAGCTTAGTGGGTGCCTTGCACCACACTTCCAACCGATCAAGCATCTTATGTTACCTAAGCAGCCAGTGCAAACTCAGGCATGAACAACTGCTGGTAGGCATCAGACTGCATGACAGCATGGATGTCAGTCTCCATACGGATACGCTTACGCTCAAGGTCAGTGCCTGCACGGCCTTCGATGTGAGTACTGAGGTGAGTCAGCGTATTGTAAACACGATAAGCATTGTCACCGATGCTGTTGTAGTTATCGTAGATACCAACAATCTGATCAAGCCACTTCTTGTTGACCTTCATGCCGGTACGGGTTGGGTACGTAGCCACGTGGCTCTCAAAGAACTTGACCACAGTCTCACGATTGACACGGACGTTACGCATCTGTGCCATCATCTCAGCCTGTTGCTCAAGTTGGATGGGGAAGTTAGCGGCCACTTTGCCAACAGTCTCAGGGTCTGAGTACGTCGTGTGCTTCTGACTGATACCGACACGCTCACGGGGTGCAATCATTCCGTTCAAGCAGGCAAGGCGGTAGATCATGGCCTCGACTTGACGCTTGACAGACTGGTCGTGTGAGTCACGTACATTCATCTGCATCTTAGCAGCCTCACCAAGCTTCTTCTCAAAGTCGTACTTGTTGAGGATGATCTTGGCTGAGAATGCTGCACCATCTGCAATGCTGGAGAACGATACCTCGGCATGGCTGGTGTCAATGTCGGCAAGTGCCAAGCCCTCACGCAGGTTGTCCCACATGGTACGGAAGTTGGCAGTGCGGTGCACAGAACGTGAGTCACCAATGACTACGTCAGTGACAGGGTTGACCACCCAGAAGCGGTCAGCCAGTGCAATACCATTGCGGATCTGTGGCTCACGTGCTGGTTCGAAGTCGAGGTCAGCAGGCAGGGCAGGCAGGATGTCGTTGAGTTGTGCTTCGGTCATCATGGGTATTACTCCTTAAAGGAAAGTTTGTTTGGAATAGAACTGCTGTGTGGAGCAAACGACTCTACCTCTACGGGTAGTTTGTAGGTACGGCTTAGGTACTGAAAGAAACTTACAGGTGATTGCTTGTGTGTCTCAAATGAAATCATCAGTGCATCAGATACAGGGCAGTCGGCATAGTGCCACCGGCTGACAGTCTTTGTGGGACAGTTAGGTGCAGTCCAGCCCAGTGCTTCAAAGGGCATGGGTTTGTAGGTACTAAATGCCTGCTTGACCGGGGCATACTGTGCCTCATTGCCGATGAGTCTAATGTTGTGGTGAATCCATTCATGGTTAGCGATATCCTCCAGCCCTCCCAACCAGTTACGAGGTCGGGCATGGGGGTGATCAGGTACGATGACCTTGGTTTGAACGAAGGGTTTGAACATTCCATCCTTTCCCTATGTGCCTTGCTGGTGTAGACCTAGCCCAGTACAAACTGTACCTGCCTAGGTGCAAGGCGTTGAACACTGTGCCCGGTATTGCAGACTCCAAGCACACCCCTCGGTCTTTACGTACCCGTCTACGGAATATGACAGGCAGCAGACCGAACAACTTAAAACGTTTTTCGTAGTACCTCATGGCGATTCTCCCATTATCATCACAAGTACCAGCAGTGCATACAACGGCACTAGCAGGGCACAAGACAGTAAGATCATAGCAATTGTGTCCACAAAAGGCAAGTACTTCGGATTGATTTTAAACATAGGCAGTCACCTCTTTGTTACCTGCAAGATACACAAAGTTGGCACTACCTGCCTTGGCTTCTGTGCCTTTGTACACAAACGAGTCGTACTTGTACGGGTTGTAGGTGACAGGAGCACCCATGCTCATGGGTATCCAGTTGGCAGTTGACTCATCCAACATACCCACAACACCGGCATGGACATTCTTCTTCTGCTCACGCAGGACACGTTGCCTGCCTGCCTCAGAGACTTTGAACGTGCAGTTCCAGAGTGTGACTGCCTTGGCATGATAGATCACCCTACCTTTGAGGTTACCCTCAAGGGCTTTGACTGACCAGCAGTCCCGGTGCAGATTTCTGTAGGCAAAAACTTTAAGCATGGCGTGTCTCCTTACCAACTGGATTGATAGTAAAATTCCCAGCACTCCGGTGCATTGATGGCACGTAGCAGGATCTTGAGGGTGCGCTCAAGGTCTTTGAAATAGTACTCGTCAATTTCTATGCTGCCGAAGAAGCACCCACTGACTGGGGGCAGTAACTCCAGTGCCCTACGGATACGATCTCTTTCGTCCTGTGTTTCAAGCACATCAGTCACAGTCTCAAGCAGGTGCAACAACTGGTCACGGGATACCCTATGTTCTTGGCATTCGTCCTCCCCATTCTGTACGTTCATAACGAACCAATTGTGGATGGCATTTGACTTGCGCCAATAGCCTGCCTCACATATCACCTGCTGTACTTCCCACTTGGGATAGGGCAGGTTGATTGCCTTGGCAATTGCCTCCTTGGCAGGCATATCATCCTTGGTTACAGCGTCAGACCAAAGCCAACGTTTTGCTTTGAGATACATATCCAAGCCCATGATCACTTCTCCTGTGTAGTTGCGTTGCCAATGATTGTGTGCATATCCCGTTCAAGGCGGGTGAGGAATTCTTTGTAGAGCATCAGCAGTCTACTGCTGTCTGCGTCATTCAGAGTCTCGTCTATCACCCACATATTCTGTACGTCTAGTAAAACTTTCTTGGCTAAGTTCTCGCAGTAAGCCACGTCCTCTTGGGCTGTCTTGAGTTTAGCCATAAGTTCATCATGCTGGGCTGGGAGTTGCATCTAGTTTCTCCTTACGTTGCAGGTAGAGTTTGTACTGCTTGGGGGTGTACCTAGATATGATAGTTATGCTGGGGCTGTCATTATTCATATACTCCAGCCACCTATCAAAACTGGCATAGTCCAGTGCCTCTTGTTTGCTGGTGAACTTGTGGTTACAACCCTGTACTACATAGATGTACCTACTCATGTCTCTCCTTCCATACGACGCATATACTCTGCGCCATCTAGTGCATCTGCAAAGAATGACAGGACTACCCGCTTGCCATCAGGCGGTGCATAGTTTGCAGCCACAATCATAAGTGCAAGGCAGCACTCATAAGGTGTGTAGTCCATGCCGTTGAGTAACTCAGACAACAGCGTACTGAGTTGCCTGATGTTCTCTTCACGCTGTTGTTGTGAGGACATAATTAACTCCCAAGTACTAGGTGTAAAGTGGTCACGCCATCGGGGCTGGTCTCCCCTTTGTAGACACCCTCAAAGAATGCATGGTGGGCATCCTTTGTGCATTTCATAGACCGCTTGGCACAGTTGTACAGCCTACCCCATGTGGGGTTTGTCAGTACGTCTGAGACATAGGCGTGGCTGTCTTCACCTCCGAAGTACTCAGCAGCAGGTACATATGCTCTGTACTTGCCTTCGAATGCAACCACGTTACGCTTCATCACGTATCCGTAATCGTCCCGTCGAACCTTCGACACTAGACTTGGGTCTCTGTCGAGGGTGGATTCACTCACATGTACACTGTAGATCATGCTACCTCCAGTTTTAGGTTGGCGAAGTACATATCCTGTAAGTCTTTGAGTCGTACTGCAAAGGGCCACTCAGGGTTATCAGGCCATAGGTTTTTCCCCAGTGCCTGACTCATACGCAAGGCTGTGAGTATGTCAGAAATCACAGTGCTACGCACATCTTTGTCTGTATACACAGGGATGGATACGCAACTATTTGCCCAGTCAAATTTCAATGGGTCACCAGTCCATATCAACAGCCCGTTGTCCGTAGACGAGGGGTCGAAGATATCCCGGATGGAATGATCGGCAATCGCTACGTCACCACGTACATTGATGTACAGAAAGTGGGTGTAGTAACGCTTGGCCTCAGCCCTGTTAATGATGTGCCACTTATTACTCTTCGTCATCTTCGTACTCCTCTTCTTCTTGCTCGTCACGTGGGTCGGTATCAATGGACACATGTCCAAATGTGATTACTGCATTCTCTTTGTAGCAGGGAAACTCTGCATCAAACTTGGCAATGATGCTGCCCTCAAAGCCTTCGAAGTCATCCTTTACTTCGACGCATCCCAGTGTGCCTGAGTCTACGAAGTAACGTCTGCCCATGAAGTCATGGTAACAACCATCCCCGTAGGCAGTGCCAAAGATTACAAAGTTGCGCCCATCTTTCAGGGTAAACTTGCCGTCATATCCCCGATCAAGGGAGGACAGGATACTGCACACCTCATCCCATACCTCATCCCGTAGGACGTAGCACAGGTCACCGATGTAATACCTGCCAGCAGGCATTGTAATGTCAGTCATTTTACGGCCTCACTTTCTTCGTTAAGTTCAGTAACTACAACACGTAAGTACCTTACACCTTCGAATATTTCAGTCACTTCAAAGTCAACCCCTGCATTGTCCAGCAGTTCGTAGAGTTCTTGTGGTGTCATGCCTGTGCCTCCCTAAGTATATGAGGCAGCGTCACTGCCATGTGCATTGTCAACCCAGCACCCACTGGCATCGAACCCAATCTGCATGGTCTCGCAAGACTCAGTGATCTCACGCACAATTTCATCAGCACGTTTACTGTTAGGCTCAACCTCTTCAAACTCAAACGCTACGTATACAATCATGCTCGTACTCCCTTCAGTAGTTGCCGTAAAGTCATGTCTGCTTCAATGCTTGCATCCCAAATCAAGTCTTCGTAAATACCACCAGTTATGAAGTCTTGCACAGATGGATAGCAACACCCTCCTATGTACTGTGTGCTTAAGGTGATGCCTAGTTTCTTGGCTTCAATCTTAGCCATAAACCACCGCAACCAGCCCTTGTCGATTTGGTCTAAGATCTGTGCCTTTTCTTCTGCTGACATCTCCCAGTCAGGCTCGGATTCTTCAGGGCGTATTGAAAGTACGTATTCAAAGTCACCCCTTGTCTCTGTTTGTATGTACTCCCACATTATTCCCTCCCTTGCACTGTGTATTCATAGGTGTAATACAAAGACTCGCCCTTGTCATGTACAGCACGAGGGTTCATGTATATCTCATTGGCTATGTTCCGCATTGCATCAGCCGCTACAAAGTTCCACTTGTACGGGTGCTCAGGAAACTCCACCACAACAGTCACTTCTACCTTCATGCCTGTGCCTCCAATGTTATTGCATCAATGACTACAAAGTCACCAAAAGTGTTGTACGGATAGTCCTTGACTTTTTCCAGAGCCTCTGTCAACGTGCAAGCCAAGACAGGCACTTGATGTACAACACCATTGACCACATGCTGCAGTTGTACAAAGAATATTTTTTTCCTGCTCATCTTATGCCTCCTTAATTTACTGTCGAATGTTCGACACTAAAAGTTCATCGGGTACTTCTACTTCATCGCCCTTTCTAAACTAAATGATACTGCCAGCCCCACCACAATCAGGGCAGTCTTTCCACACAGGGGTTATGCCATCATTGCCTTCAAAACGGCCATAACTATGAGACAAAACACCTTGGTCATGCCAATGCTTAGCACAAGTCTCGCACCCATGCGTGTCGTTCCAAATAAAATTTGCCTCTGCATTCACTTCTTCCACCACTTTGTAAAACCGCTCGGCAAATTGCTCCGGTTCCTCATCCAACTGCTTCACCTCAACTTCATACTCGCCCGTTCCATAATCAACACCCTCGACAATCGAGCCAACTATCAGGGCAGTCACCAACACCCCTTGGGAATCCATGTCAGACCATGAGCCCAAGCGATACAAGTCATCAGAATGTACCCATTCTGTCACCTCCTGCTCATGCGGGTATTCGTCAAACCCATCAGGCTCAAGCACTTTGATGTATTGAATTCTTGCGCTTAACCAAGGGCCACAAGTGGTGTACTTGTAAGTCTGGCGATATAAATCACCCAACCCCTTGGCATCGGGGAAAGCCTCGGCAAAGTACTGATTGTCCAAACGCTCCTCGTCATACTCTGGTGGGTAATCGTTCATTTCACTTCTCCTTCCATAAGTTCATCGGGCACTTCTACTTCATCGCCCAGTTTGCTTGCCACATAACAACGCATGGCTGCAACGAGTACGGTTGGGCCATCCATACAGAAGGTGCGGTTCAGCCCACCAAGGCTAGGTTTACGAGCACCGTACTGATGCGCTTTATCAGGCGCAGGTATCCATTGCCATTCGATCTTCTCCCGCTCAATGATCGGCCCGCCTTGTGCCCATTGTTTTGAGTAGTCTGGGCAGTCGTAGTCCAACCCCCCGTCAACAACCTCATAGTTGATCCCCTCGCATTTCGCCACCGCCCAGTCCAATGCGGCCCCTTCCAGTTCAGATACTTTCATACGCCCTCCCAATTAGACTGCCACTGCAAAGCCACTGGTATCACCCACACAGGTACCCTTGGCACGTAGACCTACAATCACGTTGGCGGGATCGTCATAACGTGCATCATGTTCGTCACCATCGATCACCACTTTGCCAGCCCACCGCTTGGGCAATGGCTGACCCTTCTTGACCAAGAAAACCACAGCCATGTTAGCCTGTGCGTCAATCGCATGTGACACCTGACGTTGGTACGTAGGCACACCTGAGTATGAGAATGTCAGGTGATAATTGAACGGGGTCTTGCCTAATCGGCTAGCCCGTTTGGTGTAGTCATAAAACTCAACCTCAGGGAATGCCTGTGGGATGCCACTAAAAGCCTTGCCATGCCGATTGCAGGTAACAGACTCCCATGTTACGTCAGACAGCACGTTAAGCCTGACACGTGCCCTCTTGCCATGCTTACTAGCCCGTTTGACCAGTGCCTCTAGGTCTTTGACCAACTGATCGACAAACTCCGTTTGATTGGCATGAAACCAGTCAGTCTTACGCTGACGTGCCAGTGCCACATTTGAGAATCTGCCACGGCCTGCAGACTTCAGGCATTTGTCCATGCACCCTGCTGCCTTAGAGCCGGGGCATAGCACGTTGTCAGGCATCATGGACAGGCCAGCATACAGGTGACCAGCACCGACTTTGGCATTGGTCTTGGCGAGTTTAGAGTTAGAGTCTACGGATAGCAGTTTCATACGTCCTCCGAGTCAATACACTTGGTTGATCACACACTGATAGACGAAGTCTTTGTCCTCATTCAGTGCCTCTAATTCCTTGTCAGTCAGTGGCGTACCATCCTTGTGCTCTGCATAGGTTATGTATGCATCACAAAAGTCAGGGTAGTCACGGGTGTCTATGCCATCCACAGTCACGTTAAATGCGCTCATCTGAATCCTCAGTTTCTACTGTCGAATGTTCGACACAACAATCGTTGATATCGCCATAGTCTTTTCTGTCCGTAGTGCCATTGTACCCACGAGCATACTGCTCAATCTCACCTGCAGACATCTCAGCCATGGGCACTCTACGGGATTTGTAGGTAGCCCCTTCGTAATAGTGAGGGTCAAACTCCCTGCCATAGTAGGCATCAGCACCGCCTCTATCGAAAGGGCCACCATGCCGGTGGGTCTCAACTGCAAACGCTACGTATGTCATATGTCCTCCGGGTTAGTCCAAACGGGAATCAGCATATGCCTCAATGCCAGCATCACACAGCACCTTGGCATAAGCACTTGCATAGGCAAACTTGCGGTCAACACTCTGGTTGAACTCGCCCACCCAGACCTGCAACCCTTTAGGGTAGGCAGGGCTTGCAATGCCTTGGGCTTTGGCCCATTTGCCCCATGCAGTATTGCCCTTGAATCGTACCCAAGCAAACCCACATGCCCCTTCAGGTACAAACCATGACCTGCCGATGGGGTTGCCTATCAAGTCGGCTTCATACACTGTCATTGGAGTGGGGTTGGATTCTGTGCCAGCCTTCATGCCTGCATCATGTGCCCTTTCATGCAGGGCTTGGAATGTGTCTGCCTTGGCCTTGGTTTCAGGGATGGGGAATGCTTGGGTGAACCTTGTGAGTGTGATTTTCATCTGCAAGTTTCCTTTCAGGTTACTGTCGAACATTCGACACTAGACTTCACATATACAGGGTTATTATTTTTATCCCCTTCACCTTCGGTTCAGGGGTAAAAATATATAACCTATACACACGGGTGATGCGTTGTCTTTAAGGCAATTAAAATGCCAATTCTATTGGCATATAATTGCTACTTGATCCTGCAGGCACGAGGTCAAACCTGCCTTTGATCTCAAAGCCCATACCCTGTGCCAGTTTCAAGACACGTGGAGTTAGGGTCTTAGTGCCTGCAATTTCAGCCAATGCCTTAGCCTGTGCATTGTCAGGGTGATACGCTACGCACCCATACTGGGGCTTGATTACGACGAGGATTTCCATAGGGCTACCCTTTCATTAGTGCATAAAAACCGGCAAACCATGGCGCACCTACAATCCCGCACCACACGAGGATTTCAAACCATTTAAGCATAGGACTACCCTTTCACTCTGTGCCACTTTTTATATACGTACGTGTATGTACATGGGTGTATGCACATACAGGTAGGTACATGTGTGATGCATCACGGGGCAGGTAGCATGACGCTACCCACCCCGCAATCAAGCATCAGGCTAAAGCCTGCAGAGCCGCAATCACTTTGGCAAGGTCTAAGCCTTCGGCTTTAGCGATTTGAGCCATGCTACTAGCGAATTCAGACTCACTGGCAGTAGATACCTCTACTGCACCATCATCAGATTCGCTATCAGCCTTCGGCTGTTTTACTGTCGAATGTTCGACACTACCCTTGTTACCTTCGGTAACAGTGTCATCCTCATCAGCCTCAGCCTTCGGCTTAGAGGCTTTCCGCAACTGCTGACGAAGGTAGGCCGCTGAAGCGGAAGACATTGACATGTCTTTCATAAATTTTTGAACATTTTGCCACTCTGTGGCAAGCCACATGGCATCGGATCGATCTTGACGTGACATTATTCCAAGTGGTGTCTTCGACACCAGTTTGCCATAATCCTTGTCTGAAGCACCGGACACCGAACGTAGTTCGAGAAGGACTTCACCGATACCTTTCAACTTTTCAAGTTGACCCTTACGTTGTTTTACAAGGGACTTGTAAACAGCGGCTTGATGCTCAATTGCTTCGCCAAGAGTGTGGCCTTCAGTACCGAAGGTACGGCTGAAGATTGGGTTGCTCTCTTTCAGAGAGGGGATTTGTACTCCCTTGGCTACAGTAGAAACCTTCGGTTTCGATTGTTCTGCTTTAGCAGAGGGAGCGACAATGGCTTTATCTTCGATAATGGCGAGGTTCGATTTCATGGTGTGAATCCTTTCAGGATGGTGGGATGAATTAACGTGAAGCAAGGGAAGCAGAAACAGCAAGGAAAACATTGCCTACGGCAAGGCAAAGCATCAACAGTGATTCGGTACTACCGAATGGGAAAGCCAAGGCTGCAAATGCAAAGCATGGCAAGGCAATCAGCATGAAAGCAAGGCTGACAAAAGCGGCAATCGATCGGTCTTCATTCATTTTCAATTTCCTTCTGTTGGTTTATAATCAGGGTACTGTAAATTATTCCCCCTTCACTGAAGTTCAGGGGGTAATTTACTAGTACCCTATAAACCTACAGAAGGGTTGTCCCGGCAACTTTCGACCCAGCAAAAGCCATGCCAAACTTCCACGTAGGAAGCCAAAGGCTGACACAAAGTTTCGCATGTGATGACATGAGACTGATTCGGCAAATCGACCCAAAGCACAGACCATGCCAATTACATTGGCAAAGGGTACTGTCGAAGGTTCGACACTAGAAACTGTTGGACACCGAAGGTGAAGGGAGTCGATCTGCCTAGTGGATAGTTAGGTGATAAACACCGAAGGTGAATGGGGTTAAAGTGATGGACACCGAAGGTGGGGTTGACAAATAGGATTGTACACCGACGGGGTATCCTTTGGATAAGCCCTCAAAACTGCCATGCCGCTACCCTTTTTTTCAAGTTAACTGATTCTATATCAGTTAAAGGCATTGGCTAAGTCATTGATAATGCTATGCATTATGGGCTGGAGTCTGCCGATCCTCGCATTGCAATCGCATCACAGCGAGTGACACGTGATCGCTAGGCGCATGCGGCCCTAGGCACGGGCAGGCGTGGGCCGGTGGGGGGCTAGCGTTATATGTATACGTACTTCTACACAGATCGGGTTTTTATAATAGGTTAGTACTTACTCACTTGCTGTACTTCACCTTAACTACCCACACTGTAAACATAAACACTGGCATTCCTTTCACTTTAAGTAGTGGGGAATTGTGGTGTTTAGTGGGGGATTGTGGGTAGTACGTGTTTATGGTACAATGTGAGCACTGGCTAGCTTAGCAGTACAGACGTAATTTTGGCAGGCCATAGCAACTATTTTCATGTACAAGTGAAAAAGTACTTGACAAGTGCTATGAAACCCCATATAACTTAGTACTGTAAGTGATTACAGTTAAAATGTATTATAGTTAAAATATAAAAAAACATTATAAGTGTATATACAACTAAACTATAAAAGAACATTTAACTATAAAACACTTACAAGTGATATCACTTAAGTGAGTACAAAGCGGTAGGATACGTACTTAGTTGTAATGTCTGTACTTCTTAATGCCTAGCCCGTCATAAAAGAAAGTTCTTGACTGTGGCTAAAAAAACCTTATACCTTAGAGACAATTTCGTACTTGAAGATTTCTATGAAGCTGTACGCTTCAACCGGTTGGAATCTTTACATGTACCCCATAGTGATGTATTCTTTGTTCGTGTAGCCTTACAGGAACGGACAGGGATACTGTTCCCACTGGCAGATGTAGAGGCTGCTATGAAGAAAGAGGGATGGTCAGAGTCCCGTGTTCTAGTTCCAAACAAGGAGATTTAAATGGCAGTAGGTGCTAAGCTTGCAGCTTGGATGTCTAAGAAAGTTAAAGAGACTCCAAGCACACGGGATTACTCAAAAGATCCTCGTATGGATAAAAGGGAAGTTAAAGAGACCATGGCTATGGTAGAGATGCCAAAGCTATCTCGTGCGGAGTTACTAGAACTTGCAAAAAGTTCCAGAAGTATCCGAGGTCAAGCTGCTGCGGATGAGTTGGAGCGTAGGGGGCTTAAGAAGTTTCTTAAGAAAACTGGAAAGCTGGATGATCCTATAGAGAACCCGGAGTACGATAGCCCTCGTGGAGCACGTAATAAGGGGCAGCGTTTGTCTGATGCCCTTTCTGCAAGTGAGGTTAGGGAAGATATGGCAGAAAGGGAAGCAAAGGCAAAAGCAAAAGGACTATACAAAGGTGGTATGGCAAAGAAAGCACCAGCTAAAAAACCAATGCCAGCCAAGAAGCCTGTAGCCAAGAAGCCAGCACCTAAGAAGAAGTAGATGGCTGACTTTCCTGATCGCTACAAGAAGATGGGTTTCACAGGCTATAACCAGCCTAAGAAATCCACTAAGCCTGAGAAGAAGATGATGGTTGTAGCCAAAGAAGGTGACAAGGTTAAGCTGATCCACTTTGGTGACAGTAGCATGGGCCATAACTACAGCAGTGAGGCTCGTGCTAGTTTCAAAGCAAGACATGCTGCTAACATCAAGAAGGGTAAGTTGTCAGCAGCATACTGGGCCGATAAAGAACTATGGTCAGGCCCCAGTGGTAGTAAGAAGATGCCCCCTAAAGGGCAGAAGCATAAAAAGGGTCTATGACCATTATCTTTAAGAAAGGAAAGTAAAATGGCTTTATCAAGTAAGATTGCTAAGAAGTTGATGGGACTGAGTGCTGCTGAGAAGAAAGCACTCCAAGAGGAACTAAATGCTCCTGCTAAAAAGGGTCGTACTCTAGAGGAAACAGAAGCTGAGTACACACCTGCTGAGCGTAAGCAGATGGAAGATGCACTCAAGAAGATTGGTCGTGAGTCCACCAAGATGGCTAAAGGTGGTATGGTCAAAGCCAAGATGGCTTATGGCGGCATGGCTAAAAAGAAAATGAATAAAGGTGGTATGGCTAAGTGTGGTGCTTCTAACCCTGCCTCTGGCGGTAGCCGTAGCAAGTAAGGACACCTACAGATGGCTAACAAGGCTCCTATCCCAAAGACTTACAAAGGTAAGCCGACAGCAGGCATGTCGGTAAAAGAGTTTGAACAGATGTACAAAGAACTTGGGCTAGACAAGCCAAGTAAGTTTACCCCCAAGGGGGATTTTAACGAAGAGCCTGATATGCCACCTAAGAAGAAGATGGCTAAGGGAGGTAGTGTGAAAGCATTTAAACCATGTCCGGGATGTCCATCACCTGCTAAGTGTAAAGCAGCAGGCAAGTGTGCTATGAAGTCTAAGAAGGCAGCTACCGGTATGTTGGTGATTCCGGTGAAGATGTCTAAAGCCCCAGCTAAAAAGAAGAAGTAGCATGCCTCTTAAAAAAGGTACAAGCCAAAAGACTATCTCTGAAAACATCAGCCGCATGGTGAAGAAAGAGAAGTTGCCACAGAAGCAGGCCATTGCAATTGCCCTTAGTAAAGCTGGTAAAAGCAAGAAGCAAGTTAAGAAGAAATGACACAAGCAATCCTACCTAGGTTTAAAACTGTTGGGGCAAATCTAGTGGCTAACACAGCCACGGATGTTTACACTTGTCCTAACAATTTTACTGCCAAGGTAGACCTTGTGTTTGTAGCAAACAATACCAACGGCAATAAAACGATTACGATTACTTGGTATGACTATACGAATAGCACGTACTACACAATTGCTCCGGGGTATGTGGTTTCTGCATATAGCTTTTTAAAATTAAGTGATGGGTATTTGATTATGAACTCCGGGGATAAGCTTAGGTTTACTTCCGAGACAGGATCAACAATGTCAGCAATCGTATCTGTAGAAGAATACTTCGACCCGGCAAACGCAAATGGCAGCAACTAAAACAAAGTCACGTGTCAATGAAGCTGGAGTCTACACTAAGCCTGCACTACGTAAGTCTATATTTGAAAGAATCAAGGCGGGTGACAAAGGTGGAGCCGCTGGGCAATGGTCTGCCAGAAAGGCACAGATGCTTGCCAAAGAGTACAAAGCCAAAGGTGGTGGATACAAATAATGTGGTACATGGTTGTGATTATTTGCACAGCTACACTTGGGTGTGCTGAAATTGTCGATGAACAACATAAAACATTTACAACAAAGCAAGAATGTGATCTGCGTATAGAAGAAGTGACAGATCGGTATGCGGCTACATTAGATGAAGAAAAAATAAATGCTGTAATTAAATACGGGTGCTTTAAGAAAAATGTCACTTAAAAAGACACAACAGTCCCTCAAAGACTGGACAGCACAAAAATGGAGAACTAAAAGTGGAAAGCCTTCAACTCAAGGCCCGGGCGCAACGGGTGAGAGATATTTACCTGAAAAGGCTATCAAAGCTTTATCTGCAAGTGAATATGCAGCAACTACTAAAGCTAAAAGAGAAGGCACTAAAGCGGGTAAGCAGTTTGTTAAACAGCCTAAAGAGATTTCCCGCAAAGTAAAGAAGTACAGGAAATAACCAATTAGGTTAAAGGAAAAGAATAAATGAGAGAACTAACAGAACGCCAACAAAAATTCCTAGAGGTGCTCTTTGAGGAAGCCGGTGGCGATGTTATCCAAGCCAAAAAGTTGGCAGGCTATGCTGACAGTGTACGTACGTCTGAAGTAATCAAGGGTATTAAAGAAGAGATCATGGAGCGTACGCAGTTGTACATGGCTCGTAATGCCCCACGTGCTGCTATGTCTTTGGTTAGTGGTATGATTGATCCTACTGAACTAGGGTTGCGTGATAAGCTGAGTGCTGCCAAGGATTTGCTTGACCGTGTAGGACTTGTCAAAACAGAGAAGGTTCAGGTAGAATCCACCAACGGATTGATGATTCTTCCACCTAAGGAAAAAGACGCAGAGGAATAATGGCATTTGAGAGAAGGACGAGTGCTGGTAAATTCATCCTCCCTCAGCCGAAAGATGCAGCAGAGACTGGGGAGTATGTACCCATACCGATGCTGTCTAGGTACAAGAAGGTACCATTTGGCTATGAGTTGAAAGAAGGGGATGATTATTTACTGTACCCCATACCAAACGAACTAGAAGCTTTAGAAAAAGCCAAGGATTATTTAAAGAGATACTCTTCACGGCATGTGGCTGCATGGCTAACAAAGGTAACCGGTAGAAGTATCTCTCACACAGGGCTGTTAAAACGAATAAGAGATGAGTACGACAAAAGGGCAAAAGCTGGCGCACTTAGGGGATGGGCCGCAAGGATCGAAAAGGCCATCAAACTCGCAGCCAAATATGAGAAAACCAAAGGCTACAAAGAAAAGCAAGCCACAACCGCAGATAACGATTGAAGAAGTAGCAGATCCATTGAGTGAAATCACTCAACATACTGAGCAAATTGTATTACCCCCGGAGATCGCAGAGCAGAACATAGTATTTAAGCCAAACCCCGGGCCTCAGTCAGTATTCTTAGCAGCACCAGAACGTGAAGTATTGTATGGTGGGGCAGCAGGAGGTGGTAAAAGTTATGCAATGTTGGCAGATCCACTACGTTACATGGGTCATCCGCAGTTTAGTGGCTTGTTATTACGACATACCACAGAGGAACTGCGAGAACTCATCTGGAAAAGCCAAGAGATGTACCCAAAAATCTACCCCGGCATCAAGTGGTCAGAGAGAAAGATGCAATGGGTTGCCCCCAGTGGGGCTAGGTTGTGGTTTTCTTACCTTGATAGAGACGAAGACGTACTTAGATATCAGGGTCTAGCGTTTAGTTGGGTGGGTTTTGACGAGTTAACGCAGTGGTCTACCCCGTTTGCATGGAATTACATGCGTTCTCGTCTACGTAGTACTGCTTCAGACCTGCCAATCTACATGAGGGCAACTACAAACCCGGGTGGCCCCGGGCATGCATGGGTTAAAAAGATGTTTATTGACCCTTCGCCAGCAGGAAAAAGCTTTTATGCTACGGATATTGAGACAGGTGAGACCTTAGTCTACCCGGCAGGACATAGTAAAGCAGGTCAACCGTTGTTTAGACGCAGGTTCATACCTGCTTTGTTGTCTGATAACCCGTATTTGTCTGCTCAGGGTGACTATGAGACCATGCTTTTGTCTCTACCTGAGCACCAACGCAAGCAATTACTGGAAGGAAACTGGGATGTATCAGAAGGAGCAGCTTTCCCCGAGTTCAATCGGGCCATACACGTTGTTGACCCATATGACGTACCCAGAAATTGGATTAAGTTTCGTTCGTGCGACTATGGTTATGGTTCTTTTTCCGCTGTTCTTTGGTTCGCTGTTACTCCCGCAGAACAACTGATTGTATACAGGGAGTTATACGTAAGTAAGGTGTTAGCAAAAGACTTGGCTAACATGGTTTTAGAGTTAGAGCAGAATGACGGGCAGATTAGGTACGGTGTATTGGACTCTAGCTGCTGGCACAAGCGTGGTGACACCGGCCCGTCCCTAGCAGAGCAGATGATTATGCAGGGATGTAGGTGGAGGCCATCGGATAGGTCAGCAGGATCTAGGGTGGCAGGTAAGAATGAGATACATCGTCGATTGCAGGTAGATGAATTCACCGAAGAACCTAGGCTAGTGGTGTTTAACAACTGTACTAACCTAATTTCTCAGCTACCAATATTGCCGTTGGACAAAAGTAACCCTGAGGACATTGACACTAAGGTTAGTTTTGACCACTTATATGACGCACTGCGGTATGGTATAATGAGCCGTCCTAGATTTAGTGTGTTTGATTATGATCCAGCCAGTGCTAGGCGCAATGCGTTTATACCTGCTGATCCAACTATGGGGTACTAAGAAAGATAATGGCAAACGAAAACTTTATTGATTCAGACAGCATGGGTCTTGAGGATGTTTCTGATCAAACACGGGAAGAGTTGTTTATATCGCCTGTGATCAGTTTTATCAAAGAGAGATTCACCAAAGCTGAAGACACCCGGAGGATGGACGAAGAGCGATGGGTAAAAGCCTATCGCAATTACCGTGGTATCTACGGCCCGGATGTACAATTTACTGAGGCAGAGAAAAGCCGTGTCTTCATCAAGGTAACAAAGACAAAGACGCTTGCAGCCTACGGTCAAATCATTGACGTACTGTTTGCAAACAATAACTTCCCGCTGTCTGTAGAACCAACTGTTCTGCCTGAGGGTGTAGTTGCCGATGTACACATTGACATGAAGAACCCCGGCCCCCCGGAAGAAGGTGAGGGCTACGAAGAATCCCCGTATGGCTACAGAGGTGATGGCAGGGAGTTGCCACCCGGTGCTACAGCAAAGACATTGTCCGACCGGCTTGGCCCTTTGCGTAACAAGCTAAGCAATCTGCTTGGTTTAAGAGAAGGCCCGGGGCTTACTCCAACAGCAGTTACCTTTAGTCCTGCAATGGTTGCTGCTAAGAAGATGGAAAAGAAAATCCATGACCAGTTGGATGAAAGCAATGCCAACAAGCAGCTACGGTCTGCAGCATTTGAGATGGCGTTGTTTGGTACCGGAGTAATGAAGGGGCCATTTGCGGTAGATAAAGAGTATCCCAACTGGAGTGATGCAGGTGAGTATGATCCTGTGATCAAAACAGTACCTGCTACGTCACATGTCAGTGTCTGGAACTTCTATCCTGATCCTGATGCCAGCAATATGGACGAAGCACAGTATGTGATTGAACGGCATAAGATGTCTCGGTCACAACTACGTGCACTCAAGAAGCGTCCAATGTTTCGTCACAATGTAATTGAGGATGTCATTGCAAGTGGCGAAGCATATCTTAAAAAGTACTGGGAAGACGATCTCAGTGACTATCAAACAAACCACGGGGTAGATCGTTTTGAAGTACTGGAGTACTGGGGTGCTATTAGCCGTGAGTTCCTAGACGAACATAAAGTCCCTGTTCCAAAAGATCTGCAAGACTTGGATGAACTGCAAGCCAACGTATGGTTCTGTAATGACAGAATCCTGCGTATGGTGCTCAACCCATTTAAGCCTGCCCGTATTCCTTACTATGTTGTACCGTATGAACTAAACCCGTACTCCATGTTTGGTATTGGTGTAGCTGAAAACATGGACGATACTCAAACGCTGATGAATGGTTTCATGCGTATGGCGGTAGACAATGCTGTGCTCTCAGGCAACTTGGTGTTTGAAGTAGATGAAACAAACCTAGTGCCGGGGCAGGATCTTTCTATCTACCCGGGTAAAGTATTCCGTAGGCAAGGCGGTGCTCCGGGTCAAGCTATCTTTGGTACCAAGTTCCCCAACGTATCAAACGAAAACCTACAGTTGTTTGACAAAGCCCGGGTGCTTGCAGATGAATCTACTGGCATCCCGTCGTTTGCTCACGGACAAACCGGAGTATCTGGCGTAGGACGCACGGCAAGTGGTATCAGCATGCTGATGAACGCAGCATCCGGTAGCATTAAAACTGTAATCAAGAATGTGGATGATTATCTGCTGCGTCCTATGGGTGAAGCATTCTTTAGCTTTAACATGCAGTTTGACTTTGACCCATCTATCAAAGGTGACTTGGAAGTTAAGGCACGTGGTACAGAAAGCCTGATGGCTAACGAAGTACGTAGCCAAAGGCTGATGCAGTTCTTGCAGGTAGCAAGCAGTCCTGCACTCCAGCCGTTTGCTAAGTTCCCCTATATCATTCGTGAGATTGCCAAGGCGATGGATCTTGATCCAGACAAGGTAACTAACAGCATTGAAGAGGCAGCAAGGCAGGCAGCTTTGATACAACAGAATCAGCCTCAGCAAGCCCCTCAAACGGCCCCACAAGGCGTTCCCGGTGTACAAGATACCGCAGGTACTGGTGGAGGCAACATCGGCATAGGGCAGGCTCCAGTGCCCGGAGAACAGGGGTTCAGTGCTGCACCCCCACAAGCAGCACCCCAACCCCAACCACAACAGCCACCAATGATGGGAGGTATTCAGTAAATGAGTGAAACAAAGCAGTATGTATGGAAGCTAAAGAGTCTGGCTGGTGCTGGGCAGTGGAAAGCTTTTTGTGAAATGCTGGATTACAAGATTGAATTGCAACAAAAGAAACTAGAGCAATCAAAAGATCCTGTAGATATCTATCATGCTCAGGGTGCCATTCAGGCTTTACGCCAAATGAAGCTGCTAAAGGAAGAGATTAATGGGACTGGCAAGTAAACTAGCTAAGGCAATTACTAGTGAGGCAAAAAAGTCCTCTCGTAGAATTGACTCTGCAAAAACTCCAAATACAAAAGAGAGTAAAGTTTTTAGCGATGATACGCAAGCCGATGTTCTTCCAGAAAAAGAAAGCACTGAAAACTTTAACAGAAAATTTAAAGACACTGTAGTTGTAGACGAAAACAAAAAACCTATTCGTATGTATCATGGTAGAACACAGGACTATGACACATTCGACACTAGTGGATCTTCTAGCCGATTTGGGGAAATAGGGACACATTTTGGTCCTTACCAGCAAGCAAATCAATTTGCTTCAAAAGAAGGTGGGAATATTGTCCCAGCATACCTAGATATAAAAAATCCATTGCGGCTCCATGATTATGGAAGTTTTGATGCCACTGAAGTGCTAGAGCAGTTAAGAGGTTACGGTTTTGATAACAATATCATAGATAGAATTCAAGACCTTCCGTACGAACAGCAAAGTAAAGCAACAATTGATTTAATAAAAAGTAAAGGATACGATGGAATTGTGTACCTCAATCGTACAGACCTTAATTTAAAAGGTACCCCCGAACAAGTTGAGCGTCAAATGGACAGGCTAAAAGATAAAGACGATGCCACTTTAATAAAAAAATATGGGGCCAAAGACTCTTACATAATTTTTGATCCAACACAAGCAAAGTCGGCTTTTAACAAAGGAAGCTACAGCGAAACGGATGCTCGTTTTAATTTTAATATAGGGGGTTCTGTAAATACAGAATCTAAAAACACACCAATGAAACAAATTAACAATCAAAGCCAGACCCTGTATCCAATGAAGCAGGACATGGCTGTCCCTCCGGGGCTTGGTGCTCCTGTTCCTCCTAACGTCCCCGGTCAAGTGAATATGGCTGAAGGTGGTTTGTATGACGAGGGTGGCACGGTAGATCCTGTGTCTGGCAATGAAGTACCTCCGGGTTCTACGCAGAAAGAGGTACGGGACGATATTCCTGCACAGCTAAGTGAAGGGGAGTTTGTATTCCCGGCTGACGTGGTTAGGTTTATTGGCTTGGATCGTCTGATGAAGATGCGCCAATTGGCTAAAGAAGGTTTGGCTAAGATGGAAGCAATGGGTCAGATGGGCAACTCAGAAGAAGCAACTATGTCTGACAACGGAGAGTTTGAGTCTGACATTGATGAATTGCTTGAGGAAGTTGAAAACGAAAAAGAGCCAGAAGAAGAAATGGAAATGGCTGAAGGTGGTGCAGTTCCTGCTGTGAATACACAGATGGAAAAAGCAATGCAGCCAAAGATGAAAGCCAGCGATATTATTAAAGCAGACTTGGCTCGTGGTGGGTTTACTGAACAGGAACGAAAGTTTTTTAATATACTAGCAGGCAGTGTTGCTAGGGGTGCAGCCGCATTAGTACAGATTAACAATACTGTATTCGTAGGCAGTCGTATAAAGAATGGGGAATTTAGAGTTCACTTCTTTACCCAAGACAAACCACAGATGTTGGCAGGGGCTATTGAAAAGTACGCAGATATATTGACTCGCTCTGGAATTAAAAAGATTCATTCGGTTACAGAAAATACAAAAGTTATTTCCTTGTTGCAAAGCATAGGCTACGCAGTAGACGTAAAGAAACAAGGCAATAAATATATGATTACTGTGGAGAGATAAAATGGGAGGAGCAGTAGAAGCTGTAGGTGACATTGTAGGTGATGTATTTGAAGGCGTGGGTGACGTAGTAGGTGATGTATTTGATGCTGTCGGTGATGCGTTTGAAGCAGTAGGTGATGCTATTGGTGACGTTGGGTCATGGATTGACGATAACGTTCTACAGCCAATGCTAAACGATCCGATTAAAACCATAGCCACAATTGCCGCTGTAGCTACAGGTAACCCACAATTAGTCCCTTACATTAACGCTGCTGATGCTGCTGCTAAAGGCGGCAGTATTGAAGACATTGGTAAAGCGTACGCTATTTCGTACGTTGCAGGTGAAGCTGGTTCTAAAGTTGGTACTGCCGTGGCTGGTGAAACCGGTTCACAAGTAGCAGGCAACATTGCTAAAGGAACTACCCGTGGTGCTGTTACAGCCGAGTTGTCCGGTGGAGATGCAACCAAAGGTGCTCTACTTGGTGGTGCAGTTGCCGGTGCTGGTGAAGTAGTTAACGTTGTTAAAGAGGCGTTTAAGGATGAACCTGCTGCCCCGACAATTACATTAGAAGAAGCTAAACCTTTGGGTGGTGGCATTGACCCGACAGTACTTAGCCGTCCATCAGGGATTGATCCTTTAAAAACTTCAGGGCAAGGTATATCCTCTCCTTCATTTACTCCAGACACTCCATTTACTGGGGATTACTCATTGGTTGCCCCTACGCCAACCCCAACACCTACATTTGCAACAGAGGGAGAGCAGCAGTATGGTGTAGCACCTACCCGACCTACTACTGCAACTGGTGAAATTGATTATGGTATTGATTCTGAGAAAGTAGAACTGCTTCCTACTCCAGATAAAGATTTGGATTGGAATGCTGTTGGCAATAAGATCCTTAAAGATGCTCAGAAGGCTTTGGGTAAAACATTGCTTGAGTCTTTGTTCCCGACACCTACTCCAGCCCCACGTAGAAAAGCAGGGGATGGTACTGCGTCTTATGAACTCGGAGATGCAGCCAGTGCTGCCTCGGCTACTGTAGGCTTAGAAGAAGTTGGTGTATCTAAATATGATCTAAAGACGTTTGAGAATGAGCAGGGCAATAGAATTAATATTCCGTTTAAAGATGATGAACCACAAATGCCAATCCCATCGGGATACAGCGAAGTGAAGATGGCAAAGGGTGGTCTTGCTAAGAAGCGTAAAACTGTGGTAAAATCCGCAACTAATATGTCGAAAACCAGAAAGGGGCTGGCGGCACAACTAGCGTAGTAAATCCCCTTATTGATGGCTACCTGATCCCCCAGTAATACTGGCTACGGTTGGCCCCAAACGAAAGGAAAAGCATGAGCGCAGTAGATGAAGTAGTTGTGGATAATACACCTAAAGTTTCGTTAATTAAGAATTCTGGTTTTGCAAAACGTTCTGCTCTTGATGAAAGAATCGAAAAAGAAGAACAAGAACTCAAAGCACTAACAGAACAAAATGTAGCAGAACCAAAACCTGCAGATGAAATGGACGAAGAACCAACGTCTGCTGAAGAGAAGAGTTTTAAAAAGCGGTACGGTGATTTGCGTAGGCATTCACAGAAGCAACAGATGGAGTTTCAAAAGCAGATTGATGAACTCCGTACGCAACTGGAGCAGGCAACTAAGCAACAGATTAAGCTGCCTAAGTCTGAAGAAGAGTTGCAGAAGTGGGCTTCTGAGTACCCGGATGTTGCCAAGATTGTAGAAACAATTGCAATCAAAAAGGCAAAAGAGCAAGCTGCCGATATTGAAACCCGGCTAAAGCAAATTGATGAAATGCAGTTGGACGCATTGAAACAAAAAGCTGAAGCAGAACTCATGCGGCTACACCCTGACTTTGATCAGATTCGTGATCAGGACGAGTTTCATTCTTGGGTGGAAGCACAGCCTAAGTGGGTGCAGCAAGCTTTGTATGAGAATGAGACTGACGCTGTATCTGCCGCAAGGGCTATTGACCTTTATAAGGCTGACATGGGAATCCGTACGGACAAGAAGTCCCGTAAGGAATCTGAGAAAGAGGCAGCTAAAGGCGTGGCAGTTAGCCGTAATTCTTCCCCGGATAAAGCTGCAGAAGCTGGGGTATTGCGGGAGTCTGAAGTAGAAAAGATGTCGGCACGGGAATATGAAGCAAGGCAGGAAGAAATTGTAGCTGCTATCCGTGCTGGCAAGTTTGTTTACGATTTGACAGGTAACGCAAGATAATACTTGACATTTTGTAAAATAGTAATATAACTGGGGGAAAAGGGATAAATTCTCTTTTCTCTCAGTAAGTTGCCCCTGCTGCACAGGTTACCAACTTTTTTAATTAAAACTTGTAACGCATAACAACGAACACAGATACACCTGATTCGTTGATAGCCCGTCTAGGTAAGGAGGCATCCGAACCGATGGCGCACCTAGCAACTTCAGCCTCTGTAGGTAGTGTTAAAGCGTATTTAATTTTAGTTACTTTATTGTAACTAGGAATTATTTTAACTTTTACATTGTCTTAGGAGGACATACATCATGGCATTTCCCACCGCTGCGGGTTATGGCAATCTACCTAATGGTAACTTTAGCCCCGTAATTTATTCCAAGCAGGTACAACTTGCTTTCCGTAAAGCTTCTACTGTTGAAGCTATCACTAACTCTGACTACTTTGGCGAGATCGCTAACTTTGGCGATTCCGTTAAGGTTATCAAAGAGCCTGAGATCACTGTCAAGAACTATGCTCGTGGCACTCAGATCACTGCACAAGATCTGGATGACGAGGATTTCACCCTTGTCGTTGATCAAGCTAACTACTTTGCATTCAAGATCGATGACATCGAAGCTGCTCACAGCCATGTGAACTTCATGTCGCTGGCTTCTGATCGTGCTGCTTATCGTCTTCGTGACCAGTACGACCAAGACGTTCTTGGCTATCTCTG